TGGCGAGGCAAGCTGGACTTAAGATCATATTTACAACCCAAAGCTTTGCATCTCTCGGGGATCAGCTCACCCAAGAGCGAATACTTAGTAACTGTAATACGCAAATCTTTTTGAAGCTTCTCTATCCAGATTATGCATCAGAGATGAGCGGGACGACCATGCAACCAGAAACAGCATATCAATCAGAGAACGGCTTGCACACAGGAATGACCTCGACACGCTTTCAGCATCAGTTTGCCATCCCACCCAAAGAACTGCGGGAACTTCCCGTAGGACAATGCTATCTTTACCGTGATGGAGGAAATGCACGCATTGCAATCGAAGCGATTCCACCCCTTCCGGAACCACCACCTGAGGAGACGTATGTACCTACACCCAAACCCATGCAGCCAATGCCGGCTGTAAAACACCCTACACCCTAAAAGGAGGACGACCGTGAACGTGAATCCGTTTGGAATCTTCAAGTATATTCTCATTCTCGCTCCAGCTGCGATCTTTTGCTTCGGTATCCTTCCGCTTATTGGTATCGTCTGGTTTCTGATTGCCACCCGTACGTTTACATGGAGACTGAAGTTTCTCTATTTCTTGACAATTATGCTTGAACTGCCGGGGGTATTCATCCGTTTCTTCATCTGCCTTCTCTTCCTGCCCGTGGTCGTTATCCCGTTCTATCTTGTGGCTGTCATTCCTGTATCAATCGGGATATTGATTGGGGGACTTCTCAAAGGAGACTCATGGGCAACAATCAACCTCGCTTCAAGCCAAATTTCAATCACCCTGTACTTACTGTGTCTCCTCATCGTGGGGATCATCTGGACATTCATGGGAAGCTGGGGGCCACCAGTTATGAGCTTCTTAAACCTTCTTGGATGGCCCAGTGGACTTTGGATAACGAGACTATCTCTTGGAGCCTATGCACCCAGTCAACGGCAGCGTGAGTGGTACGGGAAGGCGTGTGACCTCATCAAGGCCAGATCACATACTCCCTTCACCTTCCCAAACGATGTCTATATGCTTGAACGAACCGACGACTTCATTACGACCATCGGCAAAAACATGTTCATATCGCAAGAGCTGATGCGAAGAGAATACTTCCCTACGCTTCTTGCAGCAGAACTCTACTGGTATAACTCAGGGGCAAGTAGAGTTGTCCTTTCTCTTCGGCGACTGTCAGTAGATGTAATGTTTCTGTTGTCTCGTGCAGTGGGAACAATCGCCCCAGGTAATATCGCGGCAGCTTTGGCAGGTGGTGAGGCGATTGATAGGTACTTGGCCAATGTCTTTACATGGCTCCTCAATCTTGCCCTCGCGATCGCGGGCGGGGGTGTAGGAATATTTTTGCTTCTCCCATTCTGGCAGCTTTATGGCCGTTCAGAGACCTACAAAGCTGATGACTTTGCGGCAGATCTGGGGTTCTGTATCGAACTTAAAAACTATCTGGATATGAAGACCCGCGTTCCCATTCTGCTTCCCATTCCCTACTTCATGTCCCCAGAGCCATTTACGGAACTGAGGCACGACAAACTAAACCAGCGGTGTAGTGGAGTAGCAATGCCCCATAGGCCAAGTGATGAAGAGTTAGTGAAGAACCTAGTGAAACGATAAAGAATGGGGCGGGGGTGTCTAGAACTCCCGCCTCCAAAATTATATTGCATTATTCCCCTGGTTTCAAATTGAAACTAGTTAGAAAGGACGGTGGTTATATACGAAAAACAAATTAGAGTGTTTTTGCGGTAACTCAGTCCTCGAAAGAGGATTTAGACATTGCACAAAGGAAGGGAAAGTACTTTCCCTACGCGAGACCGAAAGTCTTTTACCGGACGAACCGGAGTACTTACGTTGTGAGAAGTGCTGGGATATCTTCGTTGTAAAGCGAAGCGGTAAAAGCATAGTGCTGATCGAAGCATGAAGCCCTCACTCTCTGAAGTGAGGCAACTCCTCTCAATGATGTAATAGTCGGAGAGAGGAGTTTTTATTTGCTAAAATATTTGCTATACTACATCTATGAGTAGAACAGTTAGTTCCGAAACCCCAGACATTACCCCACACCCAGGCTATATTCTTTGTAAACCCTACGTTGAAACAGATAAGCCATTCGGCTCAGTTAAAGAACAAGATGGACTTGACCAGCGAAGTGAAATTCTCGCAATCGGTCAGGATGTGCTTGATTCTTACGGTGTATTTCGAAAGCCTTATTGTAAAGTAGGAGATGTAATACTCCATGCATACAGTAATAAGGAGTTTGAAGTAGACTTTACCAAGTATCGCTTTGTGCATTTCACTGAAATACACGGTATATATGCAACCACAAGATAAACACACCACAGTTAAATTCGGTAAAGACGCAATTGATGCTGTCTATGAAGGCGTAAGAGAAGTCACTGAAGCAACCGCTACCACCCTCGGCCCCCTTGGTTCCAATGTCCTCATCGATAAAGGCTATGAAACAACCATTCTTCATGATGGTGTATCTGTGGCCAATTCTATCAACCCCGAAGATCCATTCAAACGAAATGGTGCACACGTTATCCAAGAAGCAGCCAAGAAACAGAGAGACGCTGTAGGGGATGGCACAACCGCTGTTATGGTACTCGCCCAAGCAATCCTTGATGAAAGCTTAAAGGCTACCGCATCAGGCGTAAACCGAATGACCTTGAGGAAGGGATTGGAAAGCGGAAGAGACAAAGTGATTGCCAAACTTGAAACCTTAAAGACTCCTGTTAAGACCTTAGCCCAAAAGATCCAGATCGCTACCATATCGGCTGAAGACCCAGAGTTAGGAAAACTGGTTGCAGAGACGGTACACAAGGTGGGCGACGACGGCATTATCACGGTTGATACCAGCAAAGCTATGGAGACCTATGTAGAGATGCAGGAAGGAATGCAGATCGACAAAGGCTATACCCATCCATTTATGATTACCGATCCAGAACGCCAAACCGCAGTACTTGAAGATTGCCATGTGCTTGTAACCGACCACTCACTAAACACACTCGCTGAGATCGGAAAGTTCCTCGATCAAATAGTATTTCCGAACACAAAGAAAGTCCTCTTCATCGCTCCAGAGATTGGGTTAGACTTTATGCAGGTGCTCTTGGGTGCAAAGATGCAAGGACAATTCTTAGGGCTTGCGATGCGTGCTCCAGGTATAGGCTATATGCAGGGCGAGATTCTTCAAGATATTTGTGCTCTCACTGGTGCCAAGCTCATTACCAAAGAAGCAAACATGAGGTTCGAAGACCAGCCATTTGATGTATTGGGAAAAGCTGGTCGTGTTGTCATGTCTAAAGTATCTACCATCATTACCGGTGGTGGAGGACACAAGGACGATATCCTTCAACGCATTGCAATCATTAAAAAACAGATGGAAGACGATTCATATAGTGATTATGATATGGAACAATTGAAAGGTAGACTTGCCAAACTTACAAACGGTGTCGCAGTCATTAAAGTAGGCGGGGAAACGGACATTGAAGTCAAAGAAAAGAAAGAACGGGCTGAAGATGCAAAGTGTGCTACACAATCAGCGGTGAAATACGGTCTTGTGGCCGGTGGAGAGATTGCATACCTTGCGACACTTGACGAACTTGATGAGAATATATTGGGCGAGAAGATACTGAAAGAAGCGTTACAAGAGCCATTCAAGAGATTGGTTTCTAATGCAGGATATGATGCAGGACAAATGTTGGAAAGAATTAGAAATATTGGAGATATACATACGGGGTTTGATGTTGTCCGAGGAAAGATTCAAGACATGGTACCAGCAGGCATTGTAGATCCAGTGAGCGTACCTATCACAGCCGTTCGCACAGCTGTATCAGTTGCAGTACAACTATCAAGCTTGGGTGCAGCGGTGGTACTAAATAACGAGGAGAAGAAATGAAACAATATTTTATAATTTACGATTGTAACAGAATCTTTAAGGAAGATTTACGTACTGCAGTTGATAAACTTGTAGAGATTGATAAGTCCTTGGTCTTTGAAATAATACGAGCACAGGACTTAGATCAACCTATATATCTAATCCCTATCAATGATAACGTGTCTAAACTGTAATAAACGGGAAGCAACAAAGCATGAGGTATTCGGCTATCTCCCTTGCAAGGTATGCTTAAAGAAACAAAAGCGGTATAGAGTTGCAGATACTATTGAATTAACAACAGCGGATATAAAGGAGGACAGGAAAAAGTTTCAAGCGGATATTCTACAACGGTATCGAGGTGACACCCCTTCGAAAGAGTACATCGACAAATACGGAACTAAAGGTTTTACGCAAGAAGAGTTACGCAGGAAGAAGAACGTATGGACGGAAGATTCTTACTACAACAAAGATTAATATGATTGAACTCTTAACCGGCTTTACCCTCACAATCGTATCACTCCTCATTGGCTTCCAATTAGGCAAGAATCAAACGGTTGTATCAACTGATGTGAAACGACAAATCAACCAGATATTCAAAAAGGTTGTCCCTAAATCAGAAGTAGGTGCAGTAGAGAGACCTGATGCTATCCAAAACTTCTATAGAGATAATCCACAAATAGCGAAAGAACATGAGATAATGGAGAAGGAGTTTGACAAAATAGTATGACCGATGAACCTAACAACGGGGGAACCCCATCAAGAAAAGGACTATATGCCAAGACTGCAAAGTATTTCGGTGAAGCCCTTGATGTATTAGTGAATGAAATGAGGAAAGGCGATAACTCAAACGCACGCATTGCAGCAGCTAGAACGATAGTAAACAAAGTATTGCCTGATTTGAAGGCCACCGAATTGACTGGAGCAGAAGGCGAAGCAATGAAAGTATTGGTAACAATCCAAACTAAACCAGATGGACAAAATACAGGAGATCAAGTTTCATGAGTTAGCGAACTTTCAGGACAAACAGCTTGAAGCATGGTTCACACTTCTCAAACCAGAGTGTAAGTATCTCCTCTATGGTGGAGCAGCTAGCGGAGGCAAGAGCTACTTTCTACGCTGGGCAGCTATCGGCCTCGGGATGTACTACTTCACCAAATACAACCTCAAGAATGTTCCAATTGGCTTATTCTCCTCAGACTACCCCACACTCAAAGACCGACAAGTTATTAAGATGAAGAACGAAATCCCTGATTATCTGGGTACTATCAGGGAAAGCCGTGACGAAGGCTATGCGTTCATTGGAGCACCAGAATATGGATCATTTCTTGTCCTCCTCAGGAACCTTGACGACCCGGGCAAATACAAATCAGCAGAATTTGCAAGCGTGTTGGTCGAGGAACTAACTGAGGAAAACGAAAGCACCTTTGATGACTTGCGTTTTCGTATGCGTACGAAGGGAATAGAAGATGTTAAGTTCATTGGTGCAACCAATCCAGGAGGCATTGGTCACGGATTCGTTAAACGCAAATGGGTGAAACCAGATATGGAACACCCAGATAAAGAGCAAGACGGTTTCTTCTTTGTGCCAGCTCGCTATGACGATAACAAATACACCACAGGCGAATATGTTAAACAGCTTGCAGCTCTTCCTGATGAGAAACGAAGAGCCTATATGGAAGGTGATTGGGATGTATTCGCAGGTCAGTTCTTCTCAGAATGGCGTGATGCACTCCATACCTGCGAACCATTCAACCCACTTAAAAGCAATGTGATTGTAGGAGGCTTGGACTGGGGACGCACACACCCATTCTCTTTCCACCTCGCAGAAGTAAGTCGAATAGTTCTTGAGAGTGGTGCTAAGTTTCACCGAGTCAAGCCATTCATGGAGGTGTATGGTACAGATAAGACGCCGGCGGATTGGGCAGCAATTATTGAGAGCAAGGCCAAAAACTACGGCATAACACTCAAAGATATTGCTTGGGTGCAGGCAGACAACCGCATCTTTGTAACAGGTGAGGACAACTCAATATCTATTCGTGACCAATTCGTACAGGCTAACCCAGAGTGGCGACGCATCTTAAAACCCTCATCCAAAGACCGTATTGGAGGCTGGGAGAACTATCATAAATGGCTCAAGATCGCACCTGATGGGATACCCTATTACCAAGTATCTACCGATTGTCCAAACCTTATTAGGACGCTTCCAGAGCTAATCCACGATGATATCAAGGTTGAGGACGTTGATACCGATGGTGAAGACCACGCACCAGATGAACAGCAATACATGCTTAAAAAGCTCAAGTGGATCGATGCAGGAAGTGTAGGAGCAATGATTCATCCACGGCCAAATGCAAAGGGTATGCTCACAGCTCCACAATTCATTGACCAGAAACAGCTATCAGTAAACTTAGATGTATTCGCTAACCCACACGATACAGGTAGTTCAATAGGAGGAATTATACGGATTTAATGTATAATTAGTCAGATGAAAGTCATTATTCGGGGAACAGAACAAAACATCAAGGTAACGAGTGTTATCCTTGAAGCCGACCATGCAAACCCCAATATGTTCCTTCCATGGCGATGCCCAAACGATGGAAATATCATCATTCAATACTCAGGACGGCAAGTCATGATCGTACCCGGTATGATTCAATGTGATGTACCAATTGTTGCTTATTGTAGGGAGTGTAAAAATAGGTATCTCTTCAGTAGCATTTTGTAGTGTATAATCGATTGAGAGCTTAACTAGAGCCACCCCATCGGGTGGTTTTTTTGTGACATGGACGACCAAAACATCAATTCACCATATGAAGACGCCCAAGAACAGGTAAGTAATCCTCTTGATTTTGACCAAAGTTACGTACAAATCACCGACCCGCTTCAACTAGATATCGATGATGTAGAGTTAGAAAAGATTGTCGATGAACGTATTAAAGCAAGTGAAAAGTTCTACGAGGAGAAGTACAACTTAACAGCCAGAAGGAAGAAGAATGAAACCTATTTGTTTGGTCGCCAAGTGGGAGAGAAGGAGAAAGACGGCAAGCTTAAAGACTATGAAACACGCTCTTCTGACAACGCTATCTATGAAATAGAATCCTCACTCAAACCTCTCGCAATGAGTAAGCTTCCAGATATTATTGTTACACCAGGAGGCGAAGACCCAGAACGCCAGCAATCAGCCAAGGACTTATCCATCGTGGTCGATGACATCAACAAGAAACGTAGACAACGAATGATATTGGGCTTGGGCTTTAAGCACTTACCAGCCTATTTCACCGCAGTACTTAAAGCTAGGTGGAACAGTGAACTTGGGAGCGATGGGGATTATTGCTTTGACATCATCCAGCCTGAATACATCATTGCCGATCATACTGCATCAACCACGAACCCCAATGACATGAGTTATATTGCTCAGTGTGTTCCAATGACGGTACAGGAAGTTCTTATGAAGTTCCCGAGTAAGAAGGACAAACTCTTTGAACAGCTCAAGTTTGATCCAAACGCTGATCCCACATGGAAGCAGCTCGCGACTGAAGTTAAAGTATGGGAAGTCTGGTTTGACTGGTATAAGAAGAAAGGAAGTAAAGAACTGGTTAATAGTCCAGACGACTCAATCTATGAACCAGGAGTTAAATGGGAAAAAGTCTCAGGCGTACTTTGGAAATATGAACATCTCATCTTAGACAAGATGTTAGATCCAAACTTTGACCATGAGGGCGAGGACAAGATATTCAGTTACGCCAATCCAGGCGACGAGACAACCAAACAGGAAGTCCAACCACAGGACTTACTTATCTCTGCAATCACCGGCCAGCAGATTCCCAATCTCACGCAGGAGAAGATCTACCACAACTACTTCAAGCAACCACGAAAGCCTTTCTACTTCTTTGGTTACGACCAATGGGGCAAAGTCTATTTAGATGAGACCTCGCGTATTGAACAAAACATTCGAAACCAAGAGAACTTGGACGATATGAACAAAACCATCCTCGACCAGCTCAAGACCCGCGTCAAGCATATATGGGGTGGAGAATCGGGATTACAGAAGGCAGATATCCAGCGGCTTGACATGGATGATCCAAAGATGGACGTTCGAGTAGAGGGAGATCCAAACAAAGTACACAAGGCTATTGAACCAGAGCGACCAGACGCAGCCCAGTTTAACGCCCTCGGCGATACCAGAAGCAGAATGTATGCTATATCAGGTTCCAGTGCTGTTAGAGGACAAATTCAATCTGATACCGCAACCACCAACCAAATTGCACGAGAGGCCGACTTTACCAGAACTGATGATTTGGTTGAAGACACCATCAATGCAGCCTGTGAATGGATGGCTGAATGGCAGATGCAGTTTATTAAGCTTCGCTATACAGAAGATCATATGAAGGAAATCTTAGGGAGTAAGGGAGAGACTACCTATATCCGATTACGCAGGGATATGATTTCAGATGGTATGGAAGTACTCATCAAAGCAAGTTCTACAGACAAGCTCAAAGCCCAAAGAAACGCAATGGACACCGCTCAACTTGGGCCACCATATACTAATCCTTTGGACTTCTTTACTGATATGGACATGAATGATCCAGAAGGCAGAACCGAACGTGGCATTATGTTTGCCACAGATCCACAGGGCTACTTTGTCAAATATATTATGCATATGGATACAGGGGCACAGATGGCCGGAGCCTTGACCGCTGGACTACCTGGCCAAACTCCACCACCAGCTGGAGGCCCACCGCAGGGACAACCAACACCGCCTCCACAAGGCCCTCAGCCGCCGCCACAGCAACCAAATCCGACTGATACGACTCAGATTGCGGCTACGCCACCGCAGGTTCCTACAGGTTCACCGAGGGCACTTTAATGGACAACGGATATCAACCACTAGCACAAAGAATCAAAAAGGAGCTTAACCCACTCGATCCAGAGAGTGGATTACGGCACGGCTTATCAAGCCTCGTTAGTTCACTTGATCATGTATTTGGTAACCATCCAGTAGATACAGGAGCAACCCCAACGCCTAGACCCACAGGCCCAGGATTTGATCAGCCAATGCTTCAACCATCAGGAGCACCACAAGCAAAGATTGAGGTCGTTGAACCAGCTCACAAGGTCTCAAGAGAAGAAGTACAGCAGCAGCAAGCTATGCCACAGGCAGGCCCATATGGATCAATCATATCGAAGTACTTTGGTGACCAGATGCCCAATGCTTTAAAGACTTTGCAAGGTGAAAACAGTGCTCAAAATCCGCGAGCAGAAAACAAATACAACTCCAACGGCACGGTAGATCGTGGACTTTTTCAGATTAATTCAGCGACCTTCGATGACTTCATGCAGCGGAAGGGGAAACAACTTCGTTCGATGGGTATTAATAGTTTCGATGATATGTTTGATCCAGAGAAAAACGCAGCGATGGCCAAGATGATCTACGACCAACAAGGATGGGATGGCTGGTATGGTGCACCTGCTGATATTATTAGTCCCACTGAACTCCAAAGAAGAAAAGGAAAAGGTATTGGTGTTCGTGAGTAATATGCTATAATCTCCCTATGGACGACCCAGCCCCAATAGCTCCAGTAGAGCAAACACCCCAAGAACCCGGTTATACCCACGAAGACTTACAAAAAGAATCCATTCGTGAGATTGCCGAAAATACCGAAATCCCCACACCAAAAGAGGAAGTAAAGGAAGAAGTCAAAGAGCCAGAAGCCCCAGTAGAGCCACAATCCAATGTTGAAGAAATCGCTACCAAGGCAGCAGAAGAGGCAGCAAAGAAAATCCTTGAGGAACAGGCAAAAGCAGAAGTAAAAGAACCAGAACCAACCGAAAAAGAGAAGGCATATCTTGATTGGGAGAAGAAATTTGAGGGCGACAACAAACGCCAGCCCACATACTTAGAAGCACTCTCTTTCGTTGAAGAACAGGCTGTACGAGCAATCGAAGAGAAACAACAAGCACAGGCGAAAGAAGCAGAAGAGACACAGAAAGCCGAAGCCGCACGCATTGAGGAAGAGAATAAACGCATCAATATTGTTGTAGATGATGAACTCAATGAACTCTATAACGCCGATAAACTCACCAAGATTAAAGACCCCAACAATCCATATGATCAAGGAGTGGTAGAACGAAAAGCCTTGTTTGCTAAATGGATGGAAGTAAATACTGAACGGAGAGCACAAGGTCTACCAGAGATTGTCAGTGCCACTCGCATTTATGACTTCTATTATCAAAAACCAAATGCACAACCAGCAGGAGCAGACGCACCAATATCTGGCAATCGCGGTAGTGCAACCCCACCAAGTGCACAGAAAGAATATACCTATGCAGACCTAAAGAAGCCATGGAGCTTCTTTGGACGAGGGAACTAATTTTCCCCTGTTGACACGCAATAGTTAAAGCATTATTATTTCCTCAGTAGGTTATTTAAGACCCGTTTTCGAACGAGGTCTTTTTTTTGGTCTACTAACACACATGGCATACGACGGAATACAATACGGATCAAACGTAGATAACTTTAACGAACGCAAACTTCACGCAAAAGTTGTTGATAACATAATGAACGCACCAACGTTCTACTCTCGTGTTCAATCAAAAGGTTCTCCAATGGAAGGTAAGACAATGGACTACACCCTTGATATTACTGCTGATACACAAGGTGAGTTCTTTACAGGACTTGAGACATTAAACTCTTCATACGTTCAAACGACAATCGTTCTCTCATATGCACATACTGCATTCACACAGCCAAAAGTAGGAAAGATGCTTGATGACTTTGCTAATGTCGGTTCAACCGCAACAATTAACCTCGATGTATTCAAATATCAAAAGGCAGCAGTTGAGGCAATGCAGAGACTTGGAAGTGCAATTTATGCAGATGGATCAGCAAACAGACCAAATGGACTTGGACTCATCGTTGACGATGCAGGGACAATTGGAGGTCAATCACGAAGTACATATAGTGCTCTCAATGCAACCGACACAGCATCAGGTGGAACACTCACCTTAGCAAAACTTGCAACCTTGGACGATGCAACAAGAGCGGCTTCACTCATGGGTTCAGTAACAAATATTGGAGTAACGACTAAAACAGTATGGAGCTTGTATGAACAACTCTTACAGCCATCGGTTCGACAAGATTATGCTAGTTATGGCCCACCAAAGCTTGGTATACGAGCAATGACAGCAACACGAGGAGATAAAGCAGATATTGGACAGGGTTTCTTGGCTATTGAACACAGAGGCAAACCAATTATCGCTGATGACTTCTGTACAAGTGGATACTTACTCTATCTTAATGAAGATTCATTCGGATGGGTAGGACGCTCAGTAGTTCCAGAGAAATATAGTAAATATGTTGAGAAAGTAAATCTTGGTACAAATAACTCATATGAAGGCGTAGGAGTAGATGCACTTCAATTACCAAGTGAATATAATGGATGGTTCTATCAGAAGGATATGGTATTACCAAATCAAGCTGGTACAATTGGAAGGTTCTATGTTATCGGTCAATTCGTAACATGGGAACCACGAAGAAACGGAAGGCTCACCGGTATAACGAGCGTATAATATGTCATTTATTACAGGATTACCAACAATTTCAGAGATCGATTTGTACACAACAAATTCGACACAACCAGGCCCATTTTCAGTAGGTCAACTCATTGCAGGTGCTAATGGAAAAGTCTTCCGATATGCACTCGTAGGTTCTGGGTCAAACCTTGTAATGGGGAACGCTCTCCAAGGTTCAGTTATTGATACGTCATACACAAACATGGCTATAGGAACAGCAGCAGCAGTTGGAGACACATTCCTTCAAGTCACAAACGGAACAGCAACTATCACATCTCAGCAATTTGAAGGTGGTTCCATCTCAGTATACACAGCAGGCACCGTAGCAATTGGCGACGAATATACAATCACAGGTGTATCCGGAACATTCACAACTGGTGGAGCATTGAACGTATATCTTGATCGCCCAGTTCGAACAGCATTTACGACATCTGCAAAGGTTAACATGCGAAGAAATCCTTGGAGCGGGGTTATTCAATCAGCAACGACTCTTACAGCATCACCAGCAGGTGTAGCTCTTACCGCAGCAACGTTATCAACATATACATTCGTTCAGACACACGGAGTAGGTGCAGCACTCTCAGATGGTTCTTCCATCTTAGTAGGATCGGCAATTGCACAACCATCAGCAACAGCAGGAGCGGTTATTCTCTCAGCAGCAGGACTCGCAAACGTTGGATATGCATTACAAGCAGCAGCAGCAGCACACGCAATTGGTGTATTCCTCCAGATAGACTAAACCTCTATCTACGAGGGCACATTAGTCTATGACAATACTTTTAGAAGACCATTTACCAG